TTGTAGCTAATACACCAAAAGCTAAAGTAAGAAAATTAAGTGTAGGTGGTTATGTGGCTAGAATGAATAAAGGGTGTGGTGCTGTAATGGACGACAGAAGAAAAAGGACGAAATACTTATGACAGCCGTACCTTTTGGAACACCCCAAGAAAAGCTTATTGAGACTGAGATTCGTAGATGGTCAGCAAATGTATTAGAAAAAAAGAACAAGGCTTTTAATAATCTTCCAGCATGTCCTTACGCACAAGCAGCGTGGGATAAAGATAAAGTAGGAATTGTTTTTAAGCATGATAAAGATTATCAGTGTTTATATAGTCTTATCTCTACTTTTGATGATAGGTATGATTTAGTTATTTTAGTGGATACAGCCTATGATAAGTATGAAAAATTCCACGAATATATAGAACAACTAAATGATGCCATATCCCAAGGGTTTTTTATTGACAAAGATGTATGGTTAATGGGTTTTCATCCAGATGGTGATGAAAATGATAATTTAGAAGGGGAGAGTTTTGAACCTTTAGTGGATGAAGAATATGGTCTTATTTTTGTTCAAAGATTAACAAAATTGCAAGAATCAGCAGAAAAAATTAAGAAATTAGGGTATTATGACTGTTATAAAGATGAATATAATAGTGACGAAATTTACCAAAAACGTGAATTATTTTATAGGAGATTAAAAAATGGCAATGAGTCCTCGTAAAACAATGGCTATGATGAAGTCAGGTGGTGCTGTCAAAAAAATGCGTGGTGGCGGTATGGTTAAAAAAATGAGTGGTGGTGGCATGATGAAGAAAATGAAAGCAGGTGGTCCAGTTAAGAAAATGCGTGGCGGAGGTATGGTTAAAAAACTTCGTGGCGGTGGAATGGTCAAGAAGATGAAAATGGGTGGTGTTACTTCTTTAGTAGGTAATCAAAAAAAGTTAGACGCTAATAAAAACGGTAAAATAGACAAGCAAGATTTTACAATGTTAGCAAAGAAAAAAACTAAAAAGACTATGGTATAAACCATGACAACTTCAGGATCAAAAAACTTTGAACTAGATGTTTCAGACTACATCGAAGAAGCTTTTGAACGATGTGGGGTTGAAGTACGCACTGGTTATGATTTAAAAACAGCGAAACGCTCACTAAATCTACTGTTAGCTGATTGGGCAAATCGAGGACTAAATCAGTGGACGATTAAACAAACCACAATAACCTGTATATCAGGTACAGCAGACTATACACTAGATGCCGACACTATTGATATTTTATCTGTTGTTGTAAGACGAGATAACACAGACTATGGTATTGAAAGATTAAGTAGAGACGAGTATTTAAATGTCCCAAATAAAACAAGTACTGGCAGACCTTCACAGTTTTTTCTTGATAGACAAATAACTCCAGTTTTAAAGGTTTGGACAACACCTGAAAACAGCACCGATCAACTTATCTTTGACCGATTGGTCAGGATAGATGATGCGGATACTTTTAAAAATACTATGGAAGTGCCTTTCAGATTTTATCCGTGTTTGGCAGCAGGACTAGCTTATTATATTTCTATTAAGAAAGCACCGAATAGGACACAGTTTTTAAAAGCTATATACGAGGAAGAGTTTGAAAGAGCTATGACAGAGGATAGAGATAGAGCATCCTTTAATGTTGCACCAAGCTTAGAGTATTATAGGGTTAACTAATGTCAAAGTACGCTGTTGGTAAAAAAGCTTTTGGAATATCAGATCGTTCTGGTTTTCGCTATCCACTACATAGGATGAAAAAAGAGTGGACAGGAATGTTGGTAGGGTATGATGAGTTTGAAAGAAAGCATCCACAGTTAGAACCTAGACGTAAGTTTTCAGATGCTCAAGCTATAAAAAACCCTAGACCAGATAGAGTAGAACCGTTGACAGTAGCAGTAGGTGTTCCTTTAGTTATGGGACCAGCGTTTAGACCTACTATTGCAAACGGACAAATTAGTGCTGTTACCGTTGATGCTCCTGCAGGTGTTTCACCTGATGGGGTAGCAGGAACAGGAAATGTTGGATCAGTTACAGTGAGTACACCATGAGTTTTACATTAGCCACCTTAAAGACAGCAATACAAGATTATGCTGAAAATGATGAGACTACTTTTGTTAATCATCTAAATGATTTTATTAAAGCTGCTGAAGAACGTATATTTAAAAACATTCAGTTAAGTTTTTTTATAAAAAATAGCACAGGGTCTATGACTTCTTCAAATCAATTTTTAGCTTTACCGACTGATTATTTAGCATCTTTTTCACTATCATTTACCAACGCAAGTAATGAAAAAGTATTTCTAGACTTAAAAGACACGGATTATGTTCAGTCGTATAATCCTAACCCTAGCACAACAGGAACTCCTAAATATTACGCTGTTTTTGATATTAATAATTTTATTATCGGACCTACTCCAGACAGTAATTATTCTGTAGAGTTACACTATTATTATCGCCCTGCAAGTTTAACTGCGGGATCAGAAAGTGGTACGACATGGTTAAGCACCAATGCACCGTTTGCTTTATTGTATGGTAGTTTACTAGAAGCTTACACTTATATGAAAGGTGAGCAAGATATGTCTGCTATGTATGAGAAAAGATTTACTCAAGCTCTTACTGAATTGAAGATGTTGGGTGAAGCAAAAGAAACAACAGACCAGTATAGAACTGGAATGGTTATTAGACCAAAACAATAGGGGAACTGAATGTTTGATATGCAAGTGGGTTTATCCGAAGGGTTTAAAGTTGATGTTAAAACCACAGAAAACAGAGGGCTTAGTATTGAAGAACTAGCTGAAAGATGCACAGATAAAATAGTATCTGTTTCTGATTACGCTAAACCCGAAGTAAAAGAACAAGCACATGCTTTTAAAAAACATATCAAGCAACTTATAGAAATATACATGCAACAAGCTGTTAAAAGTGACAGAACAACCGTGTATAATGCTATAATAAATGCTGGACAACCAAAACTTGCTGAACTAATAAGGAGATTATAACATGGCTTTTACAGGCAATTTCATGTGTACAAGCTTCAAAAAAGAATTAATGGAAGCTAAACACAATTTTTTACTATCAGGTGGTGATACATTCAAACTTGCAATGTATGACAACAATGCGTCTTTTGATGCGTCAACTACAGCCTATACCGCAACTAATGAGGTATCTGGAACAGGATACAGTGCAGGTGGTGGCACTCTAACAAGAATAGACCCATCAAGCTCTGGAACTACTGCTTTCACTTCATTTAGTGATTTAACTTTTTCTACAGCTACAGTCACAGCTAGAGGTGCGTTAATTTATAACGACACAGCATCAGGTGATCCGACTGTTATAGTTTTAGATTTTGGAGCAGATAAGACTTCTACTGCGGGTGATTTTACAATTCAGTTTCCGACAGCCGATGCGTCAACAGCTATTATAAGAATAGCGTAAGGAGCCAATAAATGGCTCTTGTTTTAAAAGACCGTGTAAAGGAAACCACGACCACTACGGGTACAGGAACAGTTACTCTAGCAGGAGCTGTAACTGATTATCAGGCTTTTTCTGTTATTGGTGATGGTAATACAACTTTTTACACAATAACTTTATCTACTTCAGATGAATGGGAAGTAGGTATAGGTACTTATACGTCTTCTGGTACTACTCTCAGTAGAGATACTATTTTATCGTCTTCTAATTCTGGTTCAGCAGTTAACTTTTCAGCAGGAACAAAAGACGTATTTGTAGTTTACCCCGCAGATAAATCAGTGAATTTAGATGCAAGTGGTGATGTCACAATTAGTACAGGTTTTTTAAGAGCAACAGAAGTTGAAGCGTCCAATGGAATAATGGCAAATGCTACTACGGTTTCTGCTAACTACACTATTCCAACGAACTATAATGGTTTAAGTGCAGGACCAATTACAATTAATTCAGGAATAACAGTTACCGTACCATCAGGCTCCGTTTGGACTGTGGTATAAATGTTTTTTTCTGACACCCCCATTGCATCCTCACCTTTTTCATCATTAGGTGGGTTATCGGTAAATGTATCGGTTACAGGTGTTTCAGCCACAGGTGCTGTAGGCAGTGTTACCGTTACAGGTATTGCTAATGTAAGTGTTACAGGAGTTTCAGCTACTGGAAATGTCGGTAGTGTTACGGTTGCAGCCGAAGCTAATGTTCCTGTTACAGGGTTAGAAGCCACAGGTGGAGTTGGTAGTGTTACTGTCACAGGTATTGCCAATGTTCCTGTCACGGGTGTTGTAGGAACAGGAAATGTCGGTAGTGTCACAGTTGCAGCAGATGCAAATACGTCTGTTACAGGATTGGAAGCTACTGGAAATGTTGGCAGTGTTACAATTGATGCAGAAGCCAATGTACCTGTTACAGGATTAGAGGGCACGGGTGCTGTAGGTAGTGTCACTGTTTCGGCAGGAGCCACTACGGTTATTACAGACGGTGTTCAGGCATTAGGTCTTACCAATGCTGTTGTAGTTAAAGCTGATGCCGATGTTGATGTTACGGGATTAGAAGCTAGTGGACAAGTTAATGGAGTTGTGGTATGGATAACAGTTGTGCCAAATCAAACACCGAGTTATAATGAGGTAGTTCCATCTCAAAGTCCAACATGGACAGAGGTAGAACCTGAACAAACACCAAACTGGAGAAGAGCAGCGTAAATGCCAAGTACATATACTACCAATTTAGGTATTGAAAAAATAGAAACAGGAACCCAAAGTGGAACTTGGGGGGATACAACTAATACGAATTTAGATTTAATCGATGAAGCGGTTAATGGAATTGTTACCGTAACTTTATCTTCTGCGGGTAATTCAGGTTCCCCAAATACATTAGCTATTACAGATGGTGCTAGTTCAAACGGTAGAAACAAATATATAGAATTTAATGACGGTAGCGATTTAGGTGCTACTGCGTATGTGCAACTAACACCAAACGATGCAGAAAAGATTGTGTTTATTCGCAACAGTCTATCTGGTGGTCAAAACATTATTGTTTTTCAAGGCACATACAATGCGTCAAATGATTTTGAAATACCTAATGGTAAAGATGTCGTTTTAAAGTTTGATGGTGGTGGAACAGGTGCAACGGTTACTGTTTTACAAGC